GTCACGGATTTCATGGGCGACGCAAACGACCTCCACTCACGAAACGCGGTATAAGCGTTTCCAGCATCCAGCTTCGCAAGGAACCTACGGCGTTCGACAACTTGAACGCGAACGCGCCGCCGCGCACGCGAACGCGCTGATCGTAACTCAGACCCGCGCTGAAAGTCCCGCTGGTTGCGGCCGTGGCCGAAACGGCCGCCTCCGGCGTATCGGCCGCGTGGACCGCCCACGTCACGTCCCCGCTTTCCGCCCCCAGCACGCCGCGCAAGTCGGCCAAAACAGCCTCGTTGGCCGTCCCGGCCGAGATCGGCCCCAGAAACACATGCGACGCGATGGAAGTCGGCGTAACGCCCTGGTTCGTGCCGTCGGACGCTTCGTCATGCTCAAGCGACGGGTCGAAACAGCGTACTCGTCCGTCGCGGCAGCCGTACAACGTCCGCTCGAAGCGCGGCTCATATCCAACTGAAAACGGCTCGCAGTTCGTCGGGAAAGTCAGCGGCCACATGGCGTGGCTTCCTGATTCGATCAACCAGCCGTGCGACGGCCCGCCGCCGACGCCCGAAATGACCAGCACGACTCCATCCAGAACGGCGTCATACGCCATGACCACGTTGCAATCGGACGAGACCCCGCGCAGCTCGGCTGGCAAGCGTTGTCGGCTGACTTCCTCGATCGTCACGGAGGTCGTCGCCGGAACGCCAAGGCCCAGCCGGAACAATCCCTCGTGCGCGAGAAACCAGACGGTTCCGGCCGGATCAAGGCACCAGGCGTGCGCGTTCAGCGGAGCAATGCTGCGCACCACGTTGTCGATTACGCCGCCGCTGCATGGATTGCCGGTCAAGCGCCAGATTCCGTTGACGCAGCCCATCAGCAGATGCGCGCCACCCGACACGATCAGCGAACGGATCGGCTCGCCCACCGTTCCGGCGTCCGTCGCGCTTCCGATCACGGCCCGCCGCACGTCGTTGGGGTCGGCCCCGAGGTACATATCGAACGGGTTGCCCTGCCGGCTCGCAAACCATTCATGCGGCAGGACGGCGCTGCCCGCCATGAACAGGCGGTCCTGGTAGATGGCCAGGGCCGAGCATTTCGCAGGCCAGCCGCGTCCCCGCGTGTCAGCCCCTCCATGTGTCAGTTGATTACAGCTATAGGACGTTTCTTCTCGCGTGGCCCAGATGCGGTCCGCCGGTCGAACAGAAACATAGGCGGACCATGCGGCGAGGTCCGAGGCGTTATTCGGCGTCAGAAGCTCAACGCAGTACGCATTCCCGGAAAGGATTTCCTTTTTGTTAATGAGGTAATTCCGCCCCTCCGCCAAACGCAGTCCGCTGGTATAGGCGATTTCGCGATTAATCACCACACAATCCGCAGTGGCCCATCCGTTATTGTCTCCGCTTCGGATCGCGCTGTATTGGGTGGACGTGATGTTTTTCAGCACGATTGTCCTGCCCGGAACCAGGCCGCCAAAAGGCTCCGACCGATTTTCGGCAGTGCACGTAAATCGGTCCGCAGCCGGGTTCGTGACCAGAATATCCGTGTTCCACACAACGGCCGAAACCCGTTTCGTGCCGCTGCCCAGAAAGTTCGCACCGTCCCCAACGTACAGATTGACATCTCCCCGTATGTTGCGATACGAACCGTAACCGCCGCTGAAAAACCGGATTTCAGACGTTCTGGCGTTCTCGTCCGAAACCTGAGTGTCGAGGCTGCTTTGCTGCACGCCGTACCAGATATCGATGCCGCGCACCTGGCATCGTCCGCCCGCAACGGTCCCGCTCATCGAGAACGCCACACCCTTGTCGGTCAGTGTGCTGTCGTAGAGAGCGGCTGAATTGAAAAGCTCCTTGCCGCACCACCAGCCGCGGGCTCCGGTGTGGTGCCACATCACGGTAAGCGGTCCGCCCCGCGCCCCGTTCGGCGTTGAATATGCGGGTGGGGCCACGACGACTCCCGCCGGACGCAGCGTGGCCTTTACGGTCGCCTGACCCGCCACGCTCAGATCGAGTTCGACTTCCAGGCCGGAGGCCGGCGTAGGCGCATACGTGCTTGGACAGAACAGGAACAGCTTGTACTTGCCGTAGTGCGCGCCGCGATACGGGTAAATCCACAGATTGACGCCGCAGCCGCCGACCGAATAGCTCTGAGCGGTGTCGCACTCGATCGGCAGGCTTGAGATAACGGCCCCGTGCGTCTGGCCGTTCGTCACGTAGGCGAAGTCACGGGAGAACTGCGAGATGAGCGTGCCGCCGCCCGCCGCCCAGAGCGACCCCAGACTGCGGCGGTTGGCGAACACGTCGCGCCACAGGCTGCGACGTTCCGCATACTCCGACCCGACCTTCTTGATGTAGCGCGTAACATCTCCGAACCACTGGACAACACTCGTGTCCGGCCCGGCCGCTATGCGTCGGTAATAAGCATCGCGAAAACCGGGCCGCTGGCCCCCTCGTTTCCGGCCGCCGAGCGGATCGACGCCGCAGACGTTCAGTGCATCGGGCGTGCTGTCGCCCGGCTGCCGCCCAAACGGCGTAGCGCGGCTGACCCCGGCCAGCGGGAACGACAACGCACTTTCTTTGACCTCACCGGCCACAGAGGCTCCATCACGATCCGTCCGGCGGCTTGCTCTCGTCGGCCTGATGCTTCGTCAGAAGCTCGCTGAGCACCTGGATCGCTCCGGCGCAGGCGTTCGCTTCGGCCAGGGCGCGGGCCTCGCGCACCCGCAGTTCCGCGATCCGGCGTTCAAGTTCGTCTTTCTCGACTGTCATAGAACTGCGTCCTTACAGCGTAATCGCCACGAGGTAATAGGCCGTACTGCCGACCTTGCAACGGATCAGGTTGGTTTTCCCGGTCCAAGTCGGTTCGTTGCCTGCGGCTCCGATCATGTTTCCGCTCGCGGCCGTAAAGCCGGAGAACTCGAACAGGTTGACTTCATCTTCCACGTTCGCCATAGCCGTCGCGTTGCCGTCGTTGACGATCCGAATAAAGCTGGCCGTGCCATCGACATCCGAATTCGCACCGTCCGAGTAAATCTCGGCTTGAATCGCCGCCACCGTGCCGGACAGGGCATACGCGACCGTCGCGCTCGGCACGTGCAGCGTGGCCCGGCACGCCACGCCCAGGCCCGAGATGTCGCCCGTCGTGCTGAAGCCGAGCGAGATGTGCGCGCCGTGGACGCCGTTCCCGGCGGTCGTGGTGTAGACGTGGTACGCGCGCAGCGCCTCGCCGTCGGTCGCGCCGCCGGTGTGCTTCAGGTAGAGGTACAGGCCACGTCCGGTCCCGCTGGTCGCGGTTGACTCGAAGTACAGGTTTAAAAAGCGGGTGTTGGCCACGCTGCAAGCGGCGTAGCTTGACGGGGCCGCCGTTTCGCCCCAGCGGAAAACGTGTCCGCTCCAGGTCGGCACGTAGAACAACTGGCCCGACGCCGCGAAGCCCGCTTTGGTCGAGGCCAGCTCGTCCTTCACGTTATGGATGCTCATAGCGAATCTCCACGGACTAGGCCGAGTGCGGCCAGCCCTTCACGACAAAATCCGTTCCGAACGTGCGGTCAACGCCCGCGAAGTGCCGCAGCGTGACCGTTTTCACCAAAACACCGTCCGGGGCGCGCACGAGGCCGCCCGCAGCCGGAATGAAGTTGTCCCAGTCGTTATCGTCCGCGGTCGCGGCGTTCCACGTCACGTAGACGACTCCCAGCAGGTTGCTGGTCGATTGCACGTAGGCTCCGTGGACCGCAGCGGAAAACGTATACGTCGCGGCTGTATCGGTCGCCAGCGTGGTCGTGCCGGTTGCGTCCACCATTTCGCATTGTGCGTCTCGGCCGTATTGCAGCGGCATGACTCGCTCCTAATCGTACAGCACGCCTTTGTACGTGACGTACTGGCTGTCGGTCCAGCGCGCCACACCGCCGCGCGACGCGCCGTTTCGTCCGAAGTAATCCGGTGCGCCCATGACCTCATCGCGCGCGATGCTGGCCATGAGCCGTTCCGCGAACTGTTGCGCCCAGATTCCGGCCGTATCGTTTTTGCGGCGTTCCGCCACGGCCATGCAGGACGCCAGGATCGTCTCGGCGTGAATGTCCGCGCCGTAGGGGTGTTCCGCGGCCGCCAGGGCGGCCGGCAGAACCGACATCCGAAACGACACCGCGTAATTCACGTTGGGCGTCGGGTAAACGCACAACTCGTAGCGCTGGGCCGCGGTCGCGGTCAGAACGCGCGGGCGAGTCGCCGCCATGCGAGGCCGGTTCAGGCTGTCCGAATCGCGTTGCCGCCAGATTCGAATCTGCCCTTCTCCGACGACCGAAATCGGCGTCTGATACGTTTCGGCATCGAACGTCAGGTCGCCCGCCAGGCCGCCGAAGTCGCTCCGCAACAGGTAATCGCCATTGGCCGCGACCGTCATGATTCCGGTCACGGCTGAAGCGTTGCCCGAAACCTTGCAAACCAGCGCCGACGTGTAGTCCGTGATGGTAAACGAGCCGCCTGTGACGAACGCCGTGGACCGGCCGATCATGCTTTCGTAGAACGAGCCGGTCCACGTTCCGGGCATCGTGATGGTCGTCTTGCCGGTCGGGGCGTCATACGACTTCGTCGCCGCCGCCACTTCGGCCGCCGTGGCGGTCTGGGTTTTCCAGAGCGTCAGGTTCACGATCGGCTGAAGGAACGTCCAGCGATGCGCCCGGCCGCCCACGGGCGTCGGGTAATAGAACTGGCGCAGGCCCGACCCCACGTAAGCCGCCAGATCGGCCAGTTGGGCGGCCGAGTACCCCGCCAGGGTGCGGCCCCAGCCGAGGTACTCGCCGACCTCCTGGAACAGATCGTCGCGGGTGAGCGTCAGGGCGGCCAAGGCCGGCTCCTACGTTCGCAACTGAGCGATTCGCACCCAGTCGATCGTTGCGGTCTGCGAATCGCTGGCCGCATACGTCGCACCCAGCACGAATCCCATCGTGACATCGTTCGGGAAATCCGTGCCGGCCGCGGACGGGATCGTCTTGGTCGTCGCCAGGGCCGTGCCGTTGCTGTAGAACGTCAGCACGTAGGTGGAAGGATCGTACTTCCAGCCCACCTTGACGTAAGTATCGGCCACCAGCGTAACGGCGTCGGCCTGGAGCGTTACGGCCGTCACGCCGTCCGCCTTGTAGACCGTGTCCAGCTTGTCGCCGTCGCCTTCGAGCCGGTGGAACCCGCACAGGTTGGTGTCGTACAGCGCGCCGCCGATCGTGAGCGGAATGCCGACACTGACGGCCGTGTTGTCCATCAGTCCGACGAGGAAGCCGAACTTCGTATCGGCGATCGTCGAGGTCTTGATGCGCACCTCGAACCAGAACGCTCCGCCGCCGCGAATCAGCTTGAACGGGCAGGGAAGCTGCCGGATGCACCAGCCCTCGTTGTCGGTCGCTTCGGTCAGAACCAGCTCGCCGCCGACGCCCGTTCCGGCCGTGCAGGTCGAACCAGAGGAGCCGAACGACGTATAGCTCCCCCAGTTCCCCTCGGTCGTGCCGAGCGTCTTGGGGAAGTTCACGAAGTCATCCCAGAACGTAAACCCGACGTTCGGGTCAACCTGCATCTCGGCCCACGGGCAATCGGCCCAGATGGCCGGGCTGGGGCCGGAGTTGGCGTTGTAGCCCTTGTATTGCACCTTGTTCATGTTCGCATCCTTTCTGCGTTAGCTCTTGTCGGTGCCGGTGGAGAGCACGAACAGGCGTCGCACGTCCGTGCAGATCGTGTTGTAGGTGCAGTCCACGCGCATCACCGTCGTGTTGGGCTGGTTGGGGGCCTGATACGTCTGGTAGTGCATGTAGTCGCCTTCCAGGAACACGACCTGAAACACGTTCCAGTCGATGCCGTAGATCGGGGCGTGGGAGTCGTCCTCCAGCGCCGGAACCCAGCGCACGGGCGTCTGCCAGAACGTGGTATTGCCGCTGGTCGAAGCCAGGTCTTTGCCCAGCGTGTCGTTCTGGGACTCCGCCAGTTCCTCCATCCCCTCCAGCACGCTGACCGTGGTGAACAGTTCGTACCGCGCCTTGCCGGTCGCATAGGTCGGCATCGGAACGGGACTCTTGAAATCGCATTTGCGGAAGGCCCGGCGCAGCTTGGCGATCAGGTCGGCCTTCGACACGTTCGTGTACTGGCCAGCCCAGTTCTTCCAGCGGAGGTGGTTCAATCCGCCGCAGTACGTGTTACTCCCAAACGGAGACGTGCCGCTGAAGCCCGGCGTTGCCGAGCCGGACGCATACTTGTTGGCCCAGTACAGGACGCCGAACGGCGTAACGCCGTCGTCCGAAGTGCCCTTGAGCCAGCCGTTGTCCTCCATCTGCTTCGCCAGCGCCACGTCCATCGCGGCCTTGCGCAGCTTGATGAGCTGGACAATCTGGTTTTCCGTGCTGTTCACCAGCAATTCGCGCCGCTCGATCGTCTGATCGACCATCGTGTGCCGCCAGTCCACTTCGATCGTGGACAGGTAGTCGCCGAAGTTCGGGTTGGCCACGTCGTACAGTCCGACGTTCTTCGCGGAGTGCGAATGGTCCGTCATGATCTGACGCTGGATTTTCTGGCCTCCGCCGATGGTCGCCCGCTTCTGCTTGAGGATTTGCGGGAGCATGTACATCTCCTGCAAGTCCGTGGATAAATCCGTCCATTTGAGCGGACCGTAGCTCTTCAGCGTCGAAGCCACGAGGTCCGCGATCTGAGTAGTGGTCAAGTTGGGCATGGACCCAACCTCCTTTCAAATTGAAACGCTTACGCGCGCTTGACGCCGAACTCCACCAGTTTGTCGTGGACCGTCCGGCGTGCCCGTTCGTCCGGCGACAATCCAGACGAGGCGTTGCCGGTCCGTTGCGTCGGACGCGCCAAAACGCGGCGACTCTGCTCGCGCAGTTTGTCGGCCGCCTGCTGATCCGCCTTCTTTTTCGCCGCGCCTTGCGTCACGTCGCCGAATACGTTGGAAAGCGCCCGCTGAAACAGGGTGCGGGCCGAAGGCGGCCGGCCGGGCCGGCGACCCGCCGCGGCGTGCAGCAACTCCATGTCCTGCGCGACCTTGACGCGGTTCTTGAATTCCGCGCTGGCCGCGTCCAAATCCTCCGACATGGCGCTGCCCAGCAGGTCGCGGTACTCGTCCGGCGCTTCCGAAACCAGCCGGTCGAACTCGCTCAGGTGCAGCTT